CAAATCTGGCTGCAATCGACCGAGGGCACCGTCGAGTCCACCTGGTTCAACCCAATGCTCGACGAGCAGCGCGGCCGAGACCTCACCGACGGGGGCCGCACCGCGTTCTTCGACTGGGGCATCCGTGACGGCGACGACCCCACCGACCTCGTCACCGTCGCGAAACGTCACCCAGGGTTCAACCACCTGTTCGACATGCGCACCCTCGAATCCATGGCCGATATGTTCAAAGACGCACCCGCCGAGTTCGCGCGCGCATTCGGCAACCGCCGCACCGGATCATCCGAGCGCGTCTACCCCCTCGAAGCATGGAACGCAGCAAAGACCGCGCAGCTGCTCCCCGAGGGGCGAATCGCGATCGGTGCGGCACTCGGCATGGACGGCGCAGACGGCGCGATCGTCGCCGCGATCCGCGACGGTGCCCGCATCATCGTCGAGGTCATGTTCCACGCGCCAGGCACAACCTGGGTGTTCCCGAAACTGATGGAGCTGCACCAGAGGTCAGCTGAACTCCAGATCGCGGGGTTCGCGATCGACAAATACGGGCCGTCAGCGACTCTCGCAGATCAAGCCGAGCGCGCCGAGCTGCCAATGATCGCGATCAATACCGGCGCGGTTGCCGCGTCAGCTGCGAACATTCTCTCGTGGATCACCGAACCCCTCGCCGACGGCACTCTCGCCTGGAGACAACGCCCGAATGCTGCCCTCGACCAGGCCGCTGAACTCGCCACACGCCGGTTCGTGCAAGACGGCGCATGGACACTCGGCCGCAGGCTCTCCGTTGGATCGATCGCCACCCTTGAAGCCGCGAACGTTGCCACCTGGGGCGCTGACCACCTGCCCGAAGAACGGCACGCAATCCAACTGTTCTGACGGTGCATAAAACCAGCCGTAATGGCTCTAATGGCTGTAATGGCTCAAATGTTCGTAATTCTTGGGGAATGATGCGCTGATCGTCGAGTCTCTTCGACATGGGAATCTTCAAGACGCTGTTCGGCCTAGCCGACTTTATTCAAGAAGCCGACCACACCGATCAGATTCGCGAAGCTGACCCCACCGCGCAGCGCCCCCGGATGATCGCGCCGCATTCGCGCCGTCAACTTGGCTGGACGAGTGCCGACCGTGCGCTCTCGCTCTCGTCCGTGTATCGTGCCGTGTTCATTCACCAGGTCACCGCGATCCAGCTCGGTATCGACGTGCAGCGCGGCAAGACCACGCTCGAAGAGGTGCCCGCGCTGATCCGTCAGCCAGACATCGACGAAACCCGCGACGCATTCATCGAGTACACGACCGGGTGCCTATGGATGCACGGTGAAGCGTTCTGGCATCGTCTCCGCTCTGACCCGTCATCGCGTCGCCCGAACGAGATCGTTTCGCTGAAGCCGCTCAACCCGACCGAGGTCACCGTGCAGCGCCACCCCGACACTGACCGGCCGGTCTACCGGCACCGTGGCGTTGAGATTCCCGAGCGCGACATATCGCACTTGAAGCTGATGCGCGCCACCGACCCGCTGCGCGGGGTGGGGCCGATCCAAGCGGCACGCCTGGAGATCGAGGGCGCGATCGACGCACGCGATTACGGTGCAGGCTGGTTCACCGAGGGCGGCATGCCCTCTGGCATTCTCTCCACCGACCAGGTACTCACCCCCGACCAGGCGCGCGCGTACAAAACGATCTGGAATGACGACGAGAACGGTCACGGTGTGCGCGTGCTCGGCCAGGGACTCTCGTACGCGCCGTTGCTGTTGAAACCGGCCGATGTGCAATTCCTCGAATCGCAGCAGTTCTCGATCACCGGTATCGCGAGGCTCATGGGCATCCCGGCATCGCTGATGCTTGCCGCCGTCGAGGGGCAGTCACGCACCTACCAAAACCAGATCGACGAGTGGCGCGGATACTTGCGTTTCACCGCAATGAAGGCGCTTCGCGAGATCGAGGTCGCCCTCACCGCGCTGCTCCCCGGCCAGCAGCGGGTGCGGTTCAATCTCGACGCGTTCCTCCGCACCGACACGAAAAGCCGGTACGAGGCGTACGCGATCGGCCTGAACGCCGGGTTCCTCACCCCCGAAGAGGTGCGGATACAAGAGGGCATGCCCGCCACCCCAGTCCACGGCAATCTTGCCGCGCCCACACAGAAGGAGATACCCAGTGAAGTTTGACCCGAGTGCCGAGCAGACCCGCACCTTCCAGGTGCGCGATGCTGCCGTGAACACCGAAAAGCGCGAGATCGTGGGGTGCGGCGTGCCCCTCGAAGTTGAAACCGAAATCTGGCCTGGCTTCCGCGAGGTGTTCGACCAGAACTGCCAGTTCGACAACATCGACCGCGCAAAGCTCAAGACGCAGCATCGCGAACTCATCGGCGTCACCACCGACCACACTCGCGCAGACGGCCGACTCGACATCGTCACACGTGCATCGAAGACGAAAGGCGGCGACGATGCGCTCGCTCTCGCCGAAGACGGCGCTCTCGACTCGTTCTCAATCGGGTTCCGCACCCGAGAATACGTCAAAACCGAAGACGACAACGGATCAATCACGATCCGCCACACCCGCGTGCATGTGCGCGAGTTCTCACTCACCGATAACCCCGCCTACGAAGGCGCACTCGTGACCGAAGTGCGCGAACGCCACCCCGACCGCCCCGAAGGAGCACCCACCATGGCCGAAGACACCCTCACCCGCGAGCAGCTCGACACCGCCCTCACCGATCTCGAAGGCAACTTCGAGCGCACCCTCGACGCACGACTCGCCGCGTTCACCCAGCAGCGCGGCCAGCAGCAGACAAGCTCACACCGTACCCCCGGCGCGGTGCTCCAGCTACTCGCAACCGGTGACGCTGACATGACGCGCGAGTACAACGAACTGATGGAGCGCGCCTACGACGGCGGCACGACCGCTGACAGCCCCATCAAAGACGGCTGGGTGGGTGATCTCACGCGAATCTTTGACAGCTCGGCAGGTATCCTCTCGTCGTTCTTCTCGACCGGTGCGCTCCCCGATAAGGGCATGAACATTGAGTACGGCGAGCTTGCGACGAACACGACCAAGTTTGAGAAGCAGGAGAACGAGGGTGACGACCTCCAGAAGGGCAAAGTCACGCTCACCACGAAGACCGCTGAGGTGCACACCTACGGCGGGTGGATCGAGCTGACGGTGCAGCAGATCAAGCGCTCGACGCTGCCGATCCTCGATCGTTCCCTCGAAGCGATGGCTCTCGCCGCTGGCGCGAACAAGAAGGCCGAGTTCCGCAAGGCGTATCTCGCTCTCGTGACCGCACGGAAAGCGATCGCCGGTGACGCTGGCGTGCTCCCGCTCGGTGGCACCCTGTCCGCGGCGACACCCGACAAGTGGGCGGAACTCGTGGTCGATGCGTCGATCCGGTTCTCGAAGCTGAACCTCACTCTCGACGGTGCGATCGTTTCCCCGACCGTGTTCAAGCACCTGATCGGGCTGGAGGTCGAGGGCAACCGGGTGTTCAAGGTCACCGATGATCGCAACGTGATCGGCAAGCTGAACTTGCCCGGCCTCTCCGGTGACCTGTCTGGTATCACCGTGGCGTGTGACCCAGACCGCACTGGTACCGAGGCGGAGTTTGCGAACGCCCGTGCGGTGCGGGCCTACGATTCCGCGCTCGTGCAGCTGCAAGACGAGAACATCATCAACTTGTCGAAATCGTTCTCGGCGTACCGGTTCGGCGCGATCGCGTCCGAGATTCCCGCAGGCGTTGTGCCGGTGAAGTTCGCAGCCTGATCATGCCCGACGTTGAGCCCACACCGGCGAATCTCGCCGAGTACGTGCAAGCGGTATCCACCGAAGACATTGCGCACGCTGAAAGCTGCACGGCTGAGGCAGCCGTGCTCGTGCAGCACGCGATCGGCCAGGATAACCCGTTCAGCGTGCCCGACGAGATCATCGCCCGGTGTGAGCTCGAAGTCGGTGCCGAACTCTACTACCGCAAGCGCACCCGGCACGGTATCTCCAGCTTCGACGGTGTCGAAGGGGCGATGCCGCTGCGCATCTCGCGCGACCCAATGACCGCCGCCTGGCCGCTCTTGCGCCAGTTCATCCCGTTCGGACTCGCCTGATGAACACACCCCGCTACTCCCAGTACCTCGAGTACAAGCAAGCCTGCGAGCAGGCGTTCGAGGCCTCTGGACTGGGCAAGGTGCACGTCACAGCTGATGCCGGTGAGATCATGTCGGCCTCACGACACGGCGTGCTCATCTTCCCACCACCCGAGCTGACATTCCCCACGTACGAGATGCACGAAGTCGCCTGGGAAGCAATCGCGATCGCGGGGCCCGCCGACGATCTCGAACACGCATGGCGCACCCTCGACTCGATGCTCGAAGCGCTCATTCAAGCCAACCTCGACATGCGCGGTGCAACCCCGGACAGCTTCACCGTGCACGGCTCACCCGCGCTGCCCGGCTACCTAATCACGTTCAATTCCCGCACCGTTTACAAGGAGACACCATGACCGTCTACGCGCCCACCGTTGGCCCCGGCACCCTCACGATCGGCTCTGACGCCGCTCTCACAAACTTCAGCTCGCAGTGCCGAGGCGCGAAGCTCGTGCCCTCAGTTGGCAAAGGCGAACCGATCGACGTGCTCTCGGGCGAGCAAGCCCCCGGCGATCGCACCGAAACGAACACCCTCGTCGTCACCCTCCAGGCCGACTTTGGGCACACGAACTCGAAAACCGAATGGCTCTGGGAGCACCGGGGCGAGGTGCACGACTTCGTCTACATCCCGAACGGGCAGCTCGGCCGCAGGATCACCGGGCAGCTCACCGTCGAGCCAATCGAGATCGGTGGCGACGTGAAGACCAAGCCCTCCGCCGAAGTCACCTTCGATCTCGTCGGCGATCCCGTGTTCGACGACGCACCCGGCGGCGGCGCCTGACCATGAACCGCAAGCCTGTATACGAGGTGCAGGGTGGCCGTGCTTTACGCGCCACCCTGAAAGAGGCTGATGAGTCTCTTTCAGACCTCAAGCAGGCACACGCTGCCGCAGCGGCGATAGCCGCACGCGCATCGGCAGACCTCGCCCCAAAGCGCACCGGCCGTCTCGCTGACACGATCCGCTCCAGCGGCACCAAAACAGCCGGGATCGTGCGAGCAGGCCTCAAGTCAGTGCCCTACGCACCAGTGATCCACTGGGGATGGGGTACGCGCCCCAACCGCCAAAAGAACTGGCGCGGCGGAGTGATCCGCGCGAACCCGTTCATTTCCCGTGGCGCTCAGGACTCTGAGGGCCGCTGGATACGCATCTATGAAAACCATGTTGAGCAGGCGCTCGCGAAAGTGAAAGGGGCATAGCCCATGGCAACCATCAAAACCACCCACGTTAAGGCTCAGATCGAGCAGCCCGGCACCAACGATCTTGTCGAGGTCGTGATCCGCTGCGACAACCGCGACATGGTGCGCTACGACCTCCTACGCGAACGCAAGAGCTGGCCACAAGGGCACACCGCACCCATGCTGTGGCTGACCGTGCAGGTGTGGTCTGCACTCACCCGTGAAAAGCACGAGATCGCTGGCCCATCCGTCGACGAGTTCATCAACCGGTGTGTGCTCATCAACCGCGTGAACGCTGACGGCTCCGACATTGACCCGAACGCCGAGAACGCGGCCGGTGATGACGTAAACCCTACCCAGCTGGGAGCCGCCTACGGCTCCTGATGCAGATCGCCATGGCGACCTCTCAGCCGCTCTCCGAGCTGATGAACGCCGAAGACGAACTGATCGCAACCTGGATGACCCTGCTCGACGAGCAAGCCGAACAATACCGCCGAAAGTGAGGTGACAAGGTGGCAAGCAAGACCGCGATTCTCTCAATCAAGATCATCGCCGATGGTAAGCAAGTTGGCAGCGAGTTCCGTGAGACGAACAAGCAGGTTGCCGCGTTCGATGACGGCCTGCAGAAAGCGTCGATCGGTGCGGGAATCGCGGTCGCTGCGATTGCTGGTGTCGCGATCGCAGCGGGGAACGCTGCATCTGAACTCCAGCAGTCCACCGGCGCGGTTGAGTCGGTGTTCGGCCAGTACGCCGACGGTATCAAGCAGAACGCGGAGGCCGCAGCGGAGGCTGTAGGTCTCTCGAAGAACAGCTACCAAGAGCTTGCCTCGGTGCTGGGTGCGCAGCTGAAGAACATGGGCATGCCCATGGATGAGGTTGCGGCGCAAACTGACGATCTCGTGGGCCTCGGCGCTGACCTCGCGGCAACGTTCGGTGGCTCCACTGCCGACGCGGTGGCGGCGCTCTCATCGCTGCTTCGCGGCGAGCGTGACCCGATCGAAAAGTACGGTGTGTCGATCAAGCAGGCCGACATCGCAGCGAAGATGGCAGCGATGGGTCTTGACGGGCTCGAAGGTGAAGCCGCGAAAGCGGCTGAGACGCAAGCGATGCTTGCGCTACTCACCGACCAGACCTCCAGCGCACAAGGACAGTTCGCGCGGGAATCAGACACCGCTGCCGGTGCGCAGCAGCGCGCCAACGCCGAATGGGAGAACGCCCTCGCAGCGCTTGGCGAAGGACTCTTGCCGGTTATGGCGGAGTTCGCGACGATCCTCGCCGAGGTTGCCGGATGGGTGGGAGAGAACACTGAGCTGGTAGTCGGGATCGCGCTCGTCATCGGCACGTTCGCGGCCGCGATCCTTGTCGCTAACGGGGCGATCACCGCATACCGCACCATTGCTTCGATCGCGGCCGCAGCGCAGATCGCATGGAACGTAGCTATGACCGCGAACCCGATCGGTCTGATCATCATGCTGATCGCCGCGATTATCGCCGCGATCGTGTGGCTGATTGTGAACTGGGAAGACGTGAGCCGCGTCGCCGGTGAAGTCTGGCAGAACATCATCAACTGGATTCAAGACGCAATCGAGTGGCTGAACCTCGACGACGTGTTCGCAGCACTCGGCAACGCGTTCAAATGGGTGGGCGACACCGCTGCCGCCGTGTGGGATGGGATCATCGCAGGGATCGAGGCCGTGATCGGCTGGGTGCAAGACGCTATCGGCTGGTTCACCTCGCTCTTTGGCGCGGCAGACGATGCTGACCAGAAAGGCCGCAGCGCCTCGTCTCGCGGGCAGGGCGGTTGGACTCCCCTCGACGACGTACTGTTCCGCCTCTACGCGGCCGGGGCGACCGCGCCCGGTGACCACACCGGCACCGGCGCATGGCCGTCATGGTCAGCAGTACCCGCGTCGAGCCGTGAACAAGTTGCGCAGTGGATCATCGAGAAGATCGAGATCAACGGCATCCTCGACGGCGACGACGGAGCCCGGAAAATCATCGAGGCGTTGCGCGAATACGCGGCCGCGACCGGTGCACGTATCTCGATCGGGGGTTCACGATGGTGATCCTCGATGCCCCCACTATCGAGATCGCTGGTCACACTGTCACCGGCGAATGGGATCCGACACACCCCATCGTATGTGACGGTGTGCGCTTCACCTGGGGCCGACGCAGTATCTATGACGAGAACACCGCTACCACGCTCAAGCTGCGCCTGATTGACACCGACGGCGACCTTGCTGGTACCGCAAACCTTCCCGGCACCGCAATCACCGTGACCCGTGGCGACGGCCGTATCATCTTCCGTGGGCGGCTGACAAACCACA